GACCAGCCGCTTCAGGGCTTCAAGCACAATCTTCTTCTGAAGCAAGACCACCTTCTCGGGAACAAGGGTTTTCACAAAGACATCGACTTCTTTGTTAAACTGTTTCAAATTGGACTGAATTTCATTTATCATTATCGCCTCAGTTGCAGCATATAAAGCACAACCTGGTCCTTGCTGTAAACAGGCTGAACATGGACAATCTTCCATTCCTTGGAATCAAGAATGACCTTCATCGTGGATGGCTCTGGTACAAATTCCAGGCCGGATGCCGCAATACCCGTCTGCATATCACCGACTTGAACCAGATCGCCATCAATATATTGTGATCGATAGGGATACGGCGGGATGATCTTCTTCTGATAGTCCACCGCGTCCCCCAGCGTCGTTTCGCCCGTTGCCGGATTGTATGCCGCAGTCGGATACAATCTGAACGTCACCGTCTTGCCTTGTGACTCAATCAGGCGATAGGCTGTCTCTATCATTTCCATTCCCTCGAATGATCTGTTTTCCATGTTTGGCCAGCATCTGCCCTACCAAACCAATACTTAGTGGGACTTCGAACCGATTCCACTATTTAAAATACCAGACCGGATCGTGTCATTCCTTTTGCTTCCAGCACATCTGACACGGTTCTTTGCTACCGGACAAGGCCGTGACCAAATCAATTTCAAACCCATTTCTCGCGTAATAACATCCCTTTTTATGAAATTTCTTACCCGCCAGAGTAACCCAGACGGTCGGTAATTCAGATGGCTCCGGATCAACTTCAGTCGTTGGATTGTCGTTTTTCACAGACCAACAACGGCTCAGATTTGCCAGGTCTTGTAACTGAAAACTCTGTTCTCCATCTTGCAGCCAGTGAGCCGCGATATAGGCAAGATACTCCTTATGAGTCATCCTGTACATCAATGAAGAAGAAATCCATCGCTTGGCGTTGAGCAATTGAGCGTTCGTTGATGGATAAACAATAAGCACAACGCCTTCCTTGTCGATACAATACAGCCATTTTGGAATAGAGGTCGTATCCGCCATCGCCGCCTGTTGGATCGCCCGTTGGGTATGCAGCGCATTCGTAAAGCCAGCGGTCAATGCAGTCACTGCAACGGCTAACGTCAGAACAACGATAAACGCATATTGCTTAACCATAGTTAACCTCGCATCATTTGAGTTGAACTGTTGATTAGGGGCCGGATGAGGGCATCGATTTTAGGATATTGTTTCATGGGCATCTTGCCGCCGATATAACTGATGCTTTGCGACAGAGGCCCCACCGTCGAACTTTCACTTGCAATGGTCCCGGTTTCAATCACGCCAAGCAGGTCATCCCCGGCGATAATACGCAAGGCGGCTTCAACTACAGCAGACACCAGGCAGGCGGGCATTGCATCGTCAGGGTATTCATAGCCGTCATTGTCAATGGCCCCCCCTCTGGGCCATTGAAGATTCTGACGTTTTGCCTGGGTATTCCAGGTCTTATAGCCCTTGAATCTGTCGCCATATTTCAGGTCGATATACTGCGTGGCAAGCCGCAAGGTCTGCTCTTTGGTTGCATCTGTGGCAGCAGACCACACCGCCGAATTCCCATGATTGGATACATAGGTATTCGCATCAGCCAGCGATATATAGCTGTCCGCCCCAGGGACCCCTGTGCCTGTTTCTACTGTTAAAGCCATGACCAACCGCCTTTATTGAGTCCCTGCTTTGGCCGGATCGAATCCGAGTTCTTTGAGTTTTTCAATGATCGTTTCACGCTTCTTGATGGTCTTCGGCAGCCCGGCCAGATCAGCGAATTGAGCGATGACATCATCGCCAAATTGGCCAAAATCGACGGAATCGACAGGCTGCGTCGCCTTGGAAGGTTCTTGCCCTTCAAGCACATAGCCGTTATTGGCGTACGTCTCGAATTGATCGACGCCAATGGTCATCTTTACGCCGTCCTTGACCACCTGAACCGGTTCAATGGTTCCCAGCCCGCGTTCCAGGATTTCCCGAACATCGACGGGCTCCCGGCGAACAATCTTGGCTTCGGCATAGAGATACACCGGGACTTTCCCGTCTTTGCCTTTGAGCTTGCGGATCGGAATGCACTTTGCCTGGGACATCATTTTTTTAAGATTTTCTTCGAAAATCCTTTTTTCGATTTCGCTATTGGTCTGCATAATTTGTTTTCCTGTGAAGGGTTTGGATAAAAGCTTGCCGGTCATCCACAACCGGCAAGCCATAAATCACGCCGTTTCCTGCCCGGCTTATTTCTTTGCCAGAAATGCCGAGTAATTGATCCCCGTTGCAATGGTCCCGGCAACGACCGTGTAAAGTCGCGCGTATCGGTACAACGTGTCCTTGTGTTCATTGTTGAACGGCAGGATATAACGGCCAATCGCGTCATCCTTGTCGCAATCGCTGCGTTTGACTTCCTTGGCAGCCAGATTCAGAGCACATCGCTCAACAATGTTGCCAGCCGTGCTGAAATTGGAATCCGGAGACAGTTGGGCAATGATGTCATAATTCTCGTCATTACTGGCGATTTCCAAGGCCGATACGTCCAGCACAATATCGCCTTCAACTAATCCAGAACCCAGGTCCAGGACCTTGGCTGCTGAATCGACCTGGGCCGCTGCGGAAGCCGCAACTAAACCGGCATCCTTCAATTCCAGCCCAGCATCAAATGTGTATCTTTTTGCACTCATGGTTTAACTCCTATTAAAAATTCATTTTTGCATGGATTAGACAACGACGGCGGCGTTTTTGATACCCCACATACGGGCCGCACATTTGCCGTGGAAACAGGCGATGCCGGAATACCACTCCACCCGGGTACGCTCGGCAGGTTTGGTCTGGAGTTCCCCCAGATCACGGGCGTCAATGTCGCCGTTCTGAATCCCGATCAGCTTGTCCTGCTGGTTCGAAATGCAGTAAATCGACGTTCCGGTTGACGTGCCCCCACCCGGACAGGCTTCATTGAACTGAAGGATTTGCGATCCGGTCTCATCGTCATCGATGATGACAATCGGCAGGTCCCCGTAATACAGGATCTGCTGGCCGAACTGGTTCTTTTCCCAGTGGATATTGCCGGAAATAGAGGTATTTCGGGCCGCAGCCGAAAGACGACGACGCAGGGTCTTGTTCATCATGATGTGTGTCGGAGAGGATACCATATCCAGCAACTCATCCAGCAAAGTCAGGCTCAGTGCATCCCCGTTGGCGGTACTTCCGGCCGGCAGGAGCTGATTGCCTGTCAACCGGACCTGCAAGCCGTCAAACTCCCGCGGCTCCGTGGTCGAATCCCCCTTAAGGAATTTCTTGGTCCAGGCCAAAGCCATTGCCTTGATCTTGCCGTTTTCCTGGACTTCCCGCTGGTCCTGGCCCATGGTCTTGAGGATGAACTTGTCCACATCCGCATCCCCACCGGCGATCACCAGGGGTTCGGTCAGGGGGTTGATAATGCCCGTGCTCTCATCATAGGCTTCGTTGATACCGCGGAAACCTACGCCGGGCAGGGTTTCTTCCCGGTTGTATCGCAGGGCGTTACCCTGGATATTGTCGAATTTGAGGATTTGCAGCAAATCCGAGCTTCGAGCGTACATCTCGATAATGGCCTGACGAAATACATCGCCAGTATGCAGTTTTGCAGCTTCTAAAAGTGTAAGCATGGTTTATAACTCCTAAACAATTAATTTACTTTTGCTGTTGTCTTGCGTAGCGTAACTTTTCTTCGGGAGTCATCTTGTCAAGGTCAATGCCGGATTTTCCGCCCGTGTTATTGTCCGAGCCACTTCCTGAAGCTCCAGATCCACTGAACGCCGGGGCAAAGGTCTTATTGCCCTTCAGTTCTGAAACCAGCTCTGAAATCGTCATCGGGTCGGTCGAACCGGTCTTATTCGTGATTCGAGCATTGCCTTTGTCATCAACGATTTCGACGGTATAATCACCGTTTTCCAGCTTCTTCATGCGGGTCGTGTTTCGCACATGGGGCAAAAGCAATTCCACATTGCCTTTGTTTTCCGCAATGGCCTTGACCGCCGCCGCTTCAACCAGGAGCTTTTCAAGCTGCTTGGTCAGCTTATTGAGCGAGTCCTCCCGCTGCGACA